CGCTGCCTCCTCTGCGTTCTTGGATGCCCCCGCCTGGGCTTCGGTGCCCGCCTCCTGACCTTCCTTATAGACGGCCAGTTCGCTGGATGCAGGGGCGTCTTCTGCGGCCCCCTTGGCCTTGCCCAGAATATCGTTGAGGCCATCAGCATCCTTGCCGTACTGCTCAACGCTATAGCGGGTGTTCGCCTTGCCCCAGAGGGTCTTGGCCCCGCTTCGCAGACACTTCAAGCCAGCGATAAACACTTCTGCTGTAGCACCCAAACCCGCACCTTCCAAAGCCATCTTGAGAATGGATTCAGGAACGGAGTCATCAGGCTTGGCCTGAAGGAAGCCTGTCACAGGATTTTGCAACTCAGGAAACTGCTCTATGAAATTCGATATGCGCTGCTCTTGCCTATCAAAGAAGACTACATTGGCGACAGCATCCCGCCCAAGGGCAGCCGCAGCTCTCCCACCGGCAGAAGTGATTCCCTTCCCAAGAGCACCAACTTCACCGGCAGCTCCAGCAAGAAGAAAACCAGTGCCCCACTGAGAGATGCTTTTTGTAATGCCACCAACGATGGTTTCAGGATGATACTCAGGAAACTTTACAGGAGCTTCATGCTCAAAGAACTGAGCCTTGCTCCAGCCAGCCTTGAAGACATCAACGGAAGACTTCAGGTTTCCGGTGGCAACGAAGTTGTCCAGGGCATTCTGCCCAGCTTGGTGGACATCTGAAGCAAATTTACCGGTGCTGTAGGACAAGTCCATCAGCTCATTCACAGCAGCAACAGGGCCACTGTTCAGCCCTTTAAGGGCATCAGAGATGGTGGCGATTGTGCCTTTATCACCTTCTATGGTGGCTTCTATTGGGGTGGATTGGGGGGGCGTGGTGGGTGGTTGAGGTTTTTCATCAGACAGAGAATCCCAAAAAGACTGTGAAACCCCATCCGGGGCTTGATCACTGTTTAATGTACTTGAATCCTCCTGAGGGGTAGCTTGCTGCTCACTAGGCAGAGTAGAAAACTCCGGTTGCGGTGGTATGTTTTTTTCTTGTGCAATGTCTGGGCTGTCGGGAATCACCTCATGATTTAGTACGTTTTGTTCATCGTTTACAGGTAATTGTTCCCTGGTAGATTCTGTCATTGCTTCCTCGTTTTAATGGCTGTAATCACCTTCTCAAAGTCCTGTATTTTATCTGGGTATGTTTGCACCAACCATCGCCCATACTCTCGCTCACTCATGTCTTCTATATTTTTAGGGACGCTAGGCAGGCTTTTGGCAAAGCTTATCAGGGTATTAGGGTAAACCTCAGACGCCACTGGTGCTGCGGTGTTTGTTGGAGCAGCCTGCACTTGTGACTTCACTGCCTCACCTTTTTGAGGAGGAACCTGCACACCATTTTCATCTGTCTCCCCGGCTTTCCCATACTCCTCACTAATTTCTGCATGCACTTCACGCAGAATCTTGGGCTGGATGGTTATATAAAACTCCTGAGTCGGAGCTTTCTTATTCTTGTCAACATACTCATCCCGTGCAGCTTTCATTTTGGCATTAGCCAACTGACTAGCCGAAAGGCCTATTCGCTGCTCTTTCGATAACCCCGCCGAAAAACCGAATGTCATAGCATTCACTGCAGCCGTCATATCCTTCTTTTCTCTTGAAAAGTTGGAGAAGGCTTTAGACATCGTATCTTTCAGAGCAGAGGTGAAGTGTGTTTCTTCCTCTTTCTTCGCTTTTGAGTTCCTGTCATATAGGTCTTTTGCCGCGTCTGGCCCAAACACTAACGCATAATCTGCCATTGCCCCATCTGGTATCTCCCCATTATCTGCCGCAAGCTGGGCACCTAAAAGCATGTGCCGACTATCCGGGGCTTCTTTATTTCCGGTATATTGAGATTGATACCACTTGTTAACGCTTGTAGCGAAGAGAGGCTGAAGATGCGTAGGAACACCTGCCTCTGTCATGTTTTTAGCATCTGGGGGCAAGCCACTAGAAACAAAAGACATCAAGCCCTCCCCTTCCCATTTCCTCTTCTCCATCTTTTCCGCATGCTCCTGCTTTGCCCACCAGTGACGCTCTGCGGAACGGGACTCCTCAATTCTGGCCTGCTGCAAATGGTTGATCTTCTCTTGCGCCCCAGGCAGGGATGACAGGGGAACCCCATCTGGTGTCTTGATTGCATCCAGAGCTTTGAGGATTCCCGGCTGCTTGCCATACTTGAAGTAGGCAGCCTCAACCATCTTCAGACCCATTTCACCTATGTGGGAATTAAGGACGCCATTCTTTGCAGCCTCCTGCATTGTCCCTTCGATAGTCTGTGCCATGCTGGGGAGAGCATGGTGGTCTGTGCTTGGGTCTCCGGGTACGGAACCACCTGTGGAGGGATTGAAGCTAGCTCCTATCTGCTTCATACCAAGATCAATATACTGCTGCATGGCAATCTTTTCATTTTGCTCTTGCAGGTAGGTACTGTGCTTATTCAGTAGAACAGCCCTGTTCTTGAACTCAATGGGGCTGAAGTTTTCGGCCAGTGTCAGGCGGTCTCCATAGGCATCAAGGTTGTTGTCCTTGCGAAACTGCGTGGTGAACTGCTGTACCCACTGGCTGACCTTGGCAGAATCACGTTCGTTGACCATGCCACTCTGCACAAAGGCGTCTTCCATGGTGGTGCCCTGGTCGATTGCCAGAGACTTCAGGCGGGCCTGCTCATACCCTTTTTGCAGGTATGGGTTCATCCCGCTGTCTTGCGGGTTGGCCTCAACGTAATCTTTCCAGTTCGTTCTGTTTTTGTCCTGAGCCTCATTCTGGGCAAAGAGTTCTCCACCCTTTGTCACGGCCTGCTCAATCTTCCTGTCCTGATACTTCTCCAGAACAGGAAGGAGTGAACTATCAACAGCCGCCAGACTTTTTGCCAGCCTGCCCATTGCGCTACCGGCAAGGTAATCCCGCTCAACATATCCGGGTCGAGCTTCGTCATACGTTGTCAATGAGGAAGCCCGCACGGTTGGTGCAAGCCCAGGCGTGGCGCTGAGTTTTGTTGCTATTGTAGGCTGCGAAGACCTACTTGGTTGTGTCATGCTATGGCTCCTTCTTTACGGCTTTAATGTCATCAGCTCTTTTGTTGCTATACTTGTCATAGTACCCATAAGCTGTAATGGCAGAGCTTCCGATTCCAAGGGCTGTAGTCAGGAAGCTGTTACTTGAACTGACCCCAGGAGACACATAGTTCGCCTGTGAATTTATCCTGTTCTGGGCCTTGTCGTGCATCCCGGCAATGTTGATCTCATGGCTCACAGCACTCATGTCATATTGCTGCCTGAGAGAATCCTTTCGCATGCCCTCCTGCCGGTCATAGTCAGCCATGAGCATAGTCAGCGCCCCGCCTGCAGCATTGGTAGAAGCAAGCATGGTGCCTTTCTTTTCCAGGGCTTCCCGCTGGGTCTCCTGAATTTTCTCGCTCGTTGCCGCCTGTTCCTGCATCTGGGTAATACGTTCTGCTGCCGATTGATTGGCATACTCCTGCACGGCAGCTTTATTGTTGAGGTCTGAAACACGGGCATACTCTGCCGCCTGCGCAGTCTGGTATTCTGCTTGTGACTCTGCCTGCTGTCGCTGCTGTTCGGCGCTTGCCAGAGTTGTTGCCGTTCCAATCACCATAGAGGCTATTGGAATACTGAAGACACCACCATCACACATGCTGGTTGTCCTCCTTTGTGAAGTAAAAGTAGATTGGCCCATCACCTGCGTCAGGAAGCTCTCTGGCACCGAGCCAACGCAACCAGCGCCGGATTCGTTTGTTTTCCCTGTGTGTTACATTATGGAGGAACCCCCCGGAACTCAGGCTGAGAAACCAGTTAAGAACAAGGGGGCAGGCATGGAGAAACACCTCCCGTTCTTCTTTTGTTTTCAGAAAATCCCTGTGGAACAATGCCCAAGCGGTACAAGGTGAAACCACCCCGCCCATGCCCACAGGATGCTCTGGCTTCCCAGGCATGAAGAAGGACACACAGGTTGAAGACAGACGAAGGCTCAAACGCAAGGCTTCTTCAGGGGTACGCCCATAGAGCTTGAAAATATCATTGCAATCATCAAGGCGTAAGTTATCCTTGAGTTTTTCAATGTCACTCTGAAATGCCTTGCGGGTGAATGGAAGGAGATTCATAGGTATTTCCTGCATACCTACACTCTCTGGTCTCTGGTGTTGTAGAACCCTTCCCAACTGGCGTTGACCACCGCGAAAGGAAGAAAGGCATCAGACTCAATCCTTATTGTCACCTGTGTATTCAAGGACAGGATGGGGCATTTCACCGTACCGGTGTAGAGAGAGATGTAGCCAAGCCGGTTAGACCCATGGCCTAGCTGTCGCCCTGTAAACTTATATGTGCTGGTATTACGGAATGCTGGCGTTACAAGCATTCTCAGGTAGCCGGTGTTAGAGCAGTTAAGCGTAAGGCTTCTGAGTTGCAGACGCCCAGTGGTTACTGCATTCCCTTTTTCCGATTCCCTGATTGCGAAGGTGCTGAAGGTGTAGGAGGAGGTATAAGGAACGCCCACATAGAGGGGTTTTCCCGACACATCCCCTTCGACCACAAACACCTTGTTGTTCGTCAGGTCTGGGCTGACAGAGAAAAGCTCACCGCTCCCCAATGCCCCTTCTGAAGAAGGTCGGGTGACAACCACAGGAAGAGTCCCTGTAGGCAGGGAATACGGCAGGGTTATTCTGGTGGTATTGGAGGTAGAATCATACGCAGAGATTGCAAGAGAAGTGTCAGTTATCTTGCGGTCAAGGCAAAATTCAAAGTCGCTGTTCTCATCCTTGTGTCCAGGCGCAAAGTCCATAACCTCAAGGTACACGCCATCGTCATACTGCATGATGCAATAGCAAAGCGTATTGATGAAAAAGGCAGCAACCACATCACCACACATATCAAACCGGAACCATGCCGACTGAATCTTTTCACTGCCATTCCAAAAATATTTATATATCCAGATGGAAGACCGAACATCTTCCCCCAGCACCAGCAGCACATCTTCCCCGGTGGAACACACCAGGGAACGGATATGTCCTTTGATGTATCTGGGTACGTGGGCTGTGACATCGGCTGCATCGTTCTGGTCGCTGGAATCAGGCAGGGTTATGTATTCCCTAAGCCCCCCAAACGCCCCTTGCTCTGTGGCGAAAAAGACCGTCTTGCCAGAAGAAACAGGCACAACCTTTACGGAGGCTTCAAACTCAGTAACCGGCTTAACAGAGACCGTTGCATTGGAAAGTGTGGTATCGTGCTCCAGGCTGAACTGGCACTGGTCACTGAACATCAACAACCCACCAGAGAAGATAGTAGCACTCTCAAGCGTGTTGCTGCGCACATGCGAGGCCGCAACGTCAATACGGTCAGAGTCAACCATAGTTGTCACAGTTGTCGGGAAGAAGTTGAAGAACTCCCCTACTTCGCTCATGACAACATTTTCTTCAGACAGGAAAGACAACCTGTTACGATAGAAGAAAATACTCTTGATGGCCCTGTCTACAAAGGAAGGTAGTGCGGCTGATTTCTCATCACCGCAGACGCGCTCTGCCCACTCAAGGGGTTTGAACTCAAACGTCCCATCTGCATTCCGTACCAGGGCATGAGGCATGGTGGCCGCGTTCAGCTTGTAGGGGATACCCGGCTGCACTGTTTCCTTCCACAGCCCAGCACCAAAGGTGTCCTTGGAATCTGTGGGTTCAAACTGGCAGTAATAATTGTCAAAGCTTGAGGAGGAATCCCCGTATATCTCCACAGTAAATCCTGTGGGGGCCACCGTTGGGAGGTCAGAAAAACGCTGCACCTTGTTCTTGAAGACACTGACATGGGTATTGGAACGGGTGTCTTCAGCCTTGACGGTAAAATCTGTGCCGTCAGCCTTGCGAATCCAGATGGTGTTGTTGGAAGACTGAATGGAATAGGCCGCAGTGGTTAGCTGGCTTGCCAGGTTTTCTGCAATTTCCTTGGAGGAAAGCTTGTCTGCCGGTTGGTCAGAAGGTGCCACACCGTCAAGAGTGGTAAACGAAACTGTTTTACCATCAAGTGTGACATAGTAGGTGGTGTTATAGCTGGCCTGCTTGATGAACACCAAGGCTTCTGGGGAACGCTTTGGCGTGAGGTCAGAACTTTGTTCAACCGTTTTCTTGCGGTTGAGAACAAAGGTATAGTCGTTGATGGTCAGGAAGCGAAGGTCAGTCTCCGGGTTTGTCACACTGCTCAGATACGCCATGGCATCTGCTGGGGCATTCACGGTTTTCTTCTGACCTCGCAGATCAAAGACATCAATACTGGAAGCCGTGAACAGGCAGGTGTACTTCTCCACCTCATCCCTGTTGATGTGATGCTCCGCGCAGCCATTAGAGAACTTTGTGTCCCTGAGTTTGGCTATATGCCTTGTAGATGGCCTGCGCCGTAGAAAGTCTGTGACGGAGCTGTAGCAGTTTATCTGCTCCTCTGCCTGAGTGGGCAACCGCACATTCCAGGGCTGCTGGGACACGCCGGAAATAAGGTTGGGGATGTCAGAGGCAATGAGCTTTCCCATGCCTACCTCCTATGCCCACGATACCGTAGTGCTGAAGACGGACGCCATGTTCCTACAGGAGGAAGCGTCCCGGTAAGCATATTGGGCCTGTCCTGCTTGCGCTCTTCCATGAGCATCAGGGCGCGGGCGCGGGCCTCGTCTACTTCCTCAAATCCGGCCAGGGTGCTGGAGCCTACGGTGCGGGCCTGAAATACCCTGAGTGCCCGAATGCTGATATACCTGCGGGCCGTTTCAGGGAGGTCTTCAAAAGGCAGAAGCAGCGTTATGGTCACATAGAGTGTGGCTGTTTTGTCAAAGATGTATGTATGGTTGGTGCGGTCATAGACCTTGCGCCCACGCATGGTAAGCTCACGGTCATCAGGCTCACGAAACGCCACACGCACAATGGATGGGTTGAGGGTTATGTTTCCTGAAGAATCCGGGGTGAGCGGGTAGTTGTCTTCAGTGTTCCACTGGTAGCCGTCAAGCTGCACCGCCTTGGAAACCTCAGCAAGAATTGCATTAGCCACAGATACGTCAGCGGTTACTTCCTCAAGGGAGTTTACCGGTGTTTCGCCAATACCGAAGAGCATGATGTTGACGGCTTCAAGCTCCGTGGTGGGCGTGACGAAGTTAGCGGAAGAAGAAGCTTCCGACATAAATCATGCCTCCTTTCACAGGACGAAAAAAAGGGGCACCCCCGATTATACGGAGATGCCCCTTCTGTTTGTTTCTTAAAACTTAAACTAGCCGATTGTCCGCATTAGGCAGTGGCCTTGCTGACTTCAATGGCGCAATTGGGGCGCAGAATGCCGTGGCCCATGGCATACTTCGCCACCATCATGGTGGACTGATACATGATGTGGAAGTCGTCGCCGGACTTTTCCACGGTCAGGTCTTTCAGCTTCACGGTGCCGATAGCTTCTTTCTGGAGGGCCAGGGCAACGGTGTTGGTGAAGTCACCGATGTAGGTGTTCTTTTCACCCTGAGTGGCCGTGGTGATGTTGGTGCTGGGCAGGTTGTTGGACTTGATGATCTGGAGGCCAGCCACCTTCAGCACGGTGCCGTCAGCGTAGACGCCCTCACCGCCCCAATCCCGG